GGCCCACGATGCGTTCGTTTCGATTGCCAAGATCAACCAGATGGCCAGAACCAATCTAGTAACAGCGCAGCGTGCCGCCGAGCCGCCCCTAGTAGCCTATTCCGACCTTCGTGGACCTATTCAGCGGGATCCGAACGGGATCACGTATATCGAATCCAATCGCGGGGACATTCGCACGCGGGCGCCGATGCCCCTCAATGGAACAGGTGTACAAAACCTGCCCTTCAATATCGAGTTTCAGGACCGCGTGGTGGCGGTTATCAATGAGCACTTCTATACCGACGTGTTTCAGAAATTCTCACAACTGGCCGGAGCAAGCAATACCTCGCGCATGGTCATCGACCAGGTGCAGGAACTTCAGGGAGAGAAAGCCGCAATTTTGGGAACCCGAGTGGGCAACCTTCAATCGGAGGCGTTTGATCCGCTTATCGCTCGTGTGTACTCGATTGAGGCTGAGGCAGGCCGAATTCCTTCTCCCCCTCAAATACTGCTCGAATCGATACATGGTCCGGTTGAGGTCCAGTACCTCGGACCCCTAGCGCAGGCCCAGACCCGTCTGACCACGGTTCGTTCGATCACTTCATTCCTCCAGTTGACCGCACAGGTTGCTCAGATGGACCCAACCATCATCCACGCAATCAACGCTCCGCAGATTTTGAGAACGCTAAGGGATGCAGTCAATGCTCCCGTCGATGTTGTGTACGACGAAAAGACTTTCGCTGCAATTTTGCAGAAACTCAATCAGCGGGCCCAGCAGGAGCAGACTGCTGATGTCGTGCCGAAGATGGCCAAGGCTGCCGCTGCATTGAGCAAGTCTCCGGAGTCTGGAAGCATTTTGAAGGAATTGATGGGTGGAGGAGAATCGGGATCATGATGATTAGCTGTAAAGGTTGGAGGGGAATGCGGGATCTGGGAGACTCTCTTTGGGGCAAGATGCTAGTATCATCAGATCCCGCCTCAGTTCCATATGAGAGGCGGGAATACGCACGATATTTCTATATCTGGAGATGGATTATTCCGATTCGCATCTCAAAATGGCTTAAGTTTTCTGAGATATAGGAGGCGGCGATGCCGGAGCGTGATCTTCTTCAGGAAGCAAAGGACATGCAGCAGAGGTACAAGAACGTCTTCGGAACGGCCGAGGGGCGTATAGTGTTGGGAGACATCTTGACGCTGGGGCATTTTGGGAAGACACTGAACGCGGATGACCCGGTGAGATTGGGTGAATACTCTCTGGCAGTAATCATCGCGGAGCACGCCGGTGCCTTCAACGGGCTGTACAAAGACTTTGGAATGATTCAAAAAGGAGAATGACATGGCAGGAACAGCGCCGTATTACGACAATGAACGGTATGGGGGACCTAGCGGAATTAGGTATCCGCAGGAAGCTGGCAAGGCTACCTTCACGGTCGATAAGGATGTTTCGCACAGTTACGCTTCCGGTACTGCGGACTGGAATATGAATCCCGAGGAAACGGCAGGGTCCGTATACTCCGTGATCCTTGCGGGCGGTGCGGCAAACGCCATATTCCCGGCGCTGGTTCCAGGAAAACATTTTGTCGTCAACAACGGTTCCGGGCAGACCATTACCTTCAAGGTGACTGGCATGACGGGAATCGCCGTAGCCAACTTGAAGGCGGCTCTCCTGTTCATGGACTCGGTTGCCGGCGACGTGCAGCGTGTGACGGCAGACACAACCCCGACTTCGTAGGAGTGACCATGGCTGGTGGAGCAAAAGGCGGCGGCAAGGGTGGCTCGACTGGTCATGCCTCGAATGCCGCGCTCGACGACGACACGAAGCCAGCTATGGCAAGTCGCAGATCGCTCTTTGACCAATGGAAGAAGAAGAAGCGACCGCCGAACCAGATGATCGACTATGACAAGTCGCCTTCAGTCAAGAGGACTTGACACGACGGTGTACTATTGAAACGAGAAACATATGCCTGACAATACCCAAACGACGAACGATTCTCAGACACAGACGGAATCCCTGGGATGGCGCGCTGGTCTGCCCGACGATCTCAAACAGAACGAAGCCCTCAAAGCCTTCAAGACGGTTGGCGATTTTGCCAAAGACGATCTTGCGGTGCGGTCGAAGGTCTCCGAACTGGAGGGAAAGTTGAGCAACTATGTGCCCAAACTGCCGGATGACGCGAGCGATGAGGACCGGAACCTCTACTACGACGCTTTGGGACGACCCAAACAGCCCAGTGAATACAAACTACAAGGTGAGGACAAGAATGCCCCCGAGTGGACGAACTTCTGGAAAACCCAATTTCATAGGCGTGGTATTACTGCCGCGCAAGCCGATGGACTGAGCGGAGATTTTAACGCTCAGATACAGAAACTTGTGGAGGCTGCGAATGCGCAGCGTCAGCAGGAAATTACGACCAATGAACAGAAGCTCAGAACCGAGTTGGGCGACAAGTTTGATACCAGCGTGGAACTGGCCAAACGGATGTGGACCAAGTACGGAGAGGGCGAATTTGACAAGGCGTTCGAGAATGGGAACTCGGCATACCGGGCGACCACGATCAGGATGCTTTTAAAGTTCGCTGCCCTGACCGGCGAGGACAAGTCGCCACAGGGAGGGATGAGTCGGAGTTCGGCGAAGTCCAGCTTCATCGGCTACTCGAAAAGTCCCGCTCCTCCGAAAAAGTCCTGAGCCTAAAGGAGGCTCGACATGGCCGATATTTCCCAACTGGGATATTCCACGTTTACCGACATCGTGGCGAATTATTCGTCCGCCGATGCAGGGGCGAGATTCGTTCTCCCCACACGCATCCTTGACCGCATGACACCGCTGGTCAGGATGATGCCACTCAAACCCTCAAACAACATCCTTTCGAACATTGCCGTCCGCACCGATTCTCTTCCCACGGCCTCGACGCGCCGCTGGAACGAGGGAATCAAGCCGACGACATCGAAGAACACTCCCATCAACGACCCCATCGCTCTTTTCGAGGATCGAAGCGAAGTGGACAAGGCTCTCTGGATGATCCAGAACGATCCGAACGCATGGCGAGCGGACCAGGACATGAACCACGTAGAGGGACTGTTTCAATTGATGGAGTCCACCCTGATTTACGGAAACCTGGCGACCAACCCCGGAGCATTCAATGGCCTGGCTACCCGCTTCAACACCACTGCATCCTACCCAAACGGAGACACGAGCTGGCAGCCGAACGTGTGGAAGGGCGGCGCTACCAATGGCTCTGTTACAAGCGCATGGATGATCGAGTTCGGCGACGACTCGGTGTACGGGATTTATCCTCCCAATACGCCCGCTGGCTTGAGTGTGGAAGACCTTGGGCAGTACACCAAGCAACTCGCTAGTTCGCTCGGAACGATAGGAATAAATGCCATGTACGAGGTTCTCGGCACTTTGCTGACCTGGTATATGGGAATCCAGATCGCTGATGAACGTGCCGTGCAGCGCATCGCGAACATCAATCCGACGATCCTTTCCGCAAACAACTTCGACGAGAACGTCTTTATCGCGGCCAAGAATCAACTGCCACGGGGCGGTGAGGGCTCCGGCACGGTGATTCTGGTCAACCGCGCGCTGAAGACGCAAATCGACATCCGCGCGGTATCGCAGAAGCTCAACGCCTACACCAATTTCAACGCCAATGAGACGGATGTGTTTGGACGGTCGGTGACCAAGTTCCAGAACATTCCGATCTACGTCGCCGAAAAGATTCTCTCAACCGAAACGGTCCTGAGCTAAGGAGGGACACATGCCAGTCACAGATGCAGTTGCAATGTTGCACGGCTCCGGAACCTCCGTCTCCGGTCCGATCACTTCGACAATCAACGCAGCTTCCAGTTGCGCCATCTCCGGAACCACCCTTACTGTCACGACCTTGACCACCGGTCAGATCGTGGTTGGGCAGAGTGTGAATGGTCCCGGAGTCACTGCCGGAACCTTCATTACCGCCCTCGGGACCGGCATCGGTCTTGGTGGAGGCACAACCTACATCGTCAACATCTCGCAAACCGTCTCCGGCGGCACTGCCATGACGTTTGGACCGAACACGCTAGGCGATGCTCTGACGGGAAGCGCGCAGTACTCGAACAACGAACTCGACTTCGGGGCACCGAATACGGGGGCAAGTTACCCGTGGCTTCCGCAGTTCCCGTCCTACGCGGAGAAGGGTTACACCTTCCCGCCTGAAGTCGTTGGGGATGGCGGGGTTGAGATGGGGATTCACCTGGTCATCACGGCGCCCATGTTGACGGCCGCGACGACCAGCATCGCCTTCTCTGTTCTCACGTCATCGGCGACGGGCGCACTCATTGGCACCGCAACCAACATCATCGCGGCGAGAACCTTGAGTGCGGCGCAGTTGGGGGTGAATGGAGCGCATTACTTCATTCCCGTCAACGGAGCGTCCATTCTGGAGTTTCTGCGCTGGTATGCGGCCAATGCCGGCGGCGCAGCGACAACGGGATACCTGACCTCATGGTTTGGACCCAAGACAGGTGGGGAACAATGAAGGTGCAAGCCAAATGCATCTCTCTCGCATGGGATAGTCCGAAGTGTTTCTCGTTCTATCCCGGCGAGACTTATGAGATCGAGCACGACGGTACTCTTGCTGTTATGAAGATCGGGAATATTTACGTTTTCGAGTTCGACCGAACGATGACCGGAACTGGAGTTAGTCCCGCTCCCGGCGGTTTCATCTGCAAGCAATGCCAGAAGCCTTTCGAATCTCTGAATGATCTTGGAACTCACACCCGGTCTGTTCACAAGACTGAGGCCGTCGAGGAAGTGGTTTCTGACGAGTCGGTTGTGATCGAAAAACGGGGGAAGAAGAAGGGCAAGACATTCACCTGCAA